TACATCAACTCTTTCTTCAAAATTACTAAAAACTGCTTTAGTTTCTGATACTGTTGCTGCTGTTGCACCAACGTTTATCATATTAGTTGTAGTACCTGGTGTCCCTCCTCTAATTGGATAGTATGTTACTCCACTAACAGTTACACTATTATTATAGTCTTCACCACCACTAACATCAGTTGGCATATAATCATTTCCAGCAGCAGAACAAAAAATCACACCATCATTCATACAATCTATTATATCTGCGTCAACAGATGCTACAATTTTATTAAAATTAGGAATAGTGGAACTGCCTGGAACGGAAATTCTTTTTGATTGTAATGTAGTTTTCTTTTGCGAATCAGTCTGACCACTAAGGTTTGTTGAATATTCAGTTCTATATTTTACAGCAGTAACTGCTGATAAATTTGGTTCATCACTAAACTCTGCAAAACTCCAACTATTATTAACAATTGTTGGATTTCTTCTACCAGTTGCAGCATTTATTGGTTTATTATTATGAAAATGTCTAATATATTCATACATAATATTATACCAAAATAAACCACTTATACCATTACCACCACCAGCATCTGATGCAAATGACATGTTGTAAATATTAGCATCTCTTGCCCAACCTTGAGTATTTCCTGCAACTGTACCTGCAACATGAGTTCCATGACTACTAGTGCCACCAGTATAAACATATGTTGCTGCAGTATTACCACTATAACCTAAAGCAGCACTATATTGAAACCAATTAAATTCAACTGCTCTATTACTTCCACTTCCATTTGGATTTGCTTTAAACTCTGGATGACCAAAATTGATATGACTATCAACAATTATCACATCTACATTTTTACCAGAACTTGTTGTATTGTATGAACCTGTTTGTTGCGATGTTCCATTACTGCCCCAAGATGCAGTTGCTTGTCCATCAATACACCTTTTAATTCCCCAATTTTTATCAGCAGCACCATCAGGAGTTTTATCCCAATCACCATTTTGTGCAGACGACCATAACTCTTTAGTATTTAATGCAACATTTTCTTCACATGCTAAAACTCTAGAGTCATTTAATAATTCAGTTGCTTCAGTATCAGATAAAGTAAAAACTGTATTTCTACTTTTAGGTCTCATCAAATCACATGTACATGCCCTACTAGGAATAGAACCACTCCCACTAGAAGCAGTCATTTCATTACAAAAAGTTGTTTTATCAGAAAAATTATTAAGAGTGACTATATACTCTTTCATTTATGCCTCCGCTTGTATCAGAGTTAGAGTTACTGTAATTGCACGAGCAGAAGAATCCTTGTTGGTTACTTTTGCATAAACAGTTGTGCTAGGAGTTCCTTCATCACTCCATCCAAAAACTCCTGGCGACATATTGAATGTGCTTGCCCCTGCAGTTGTAGTTAAAACTTCTGCAATAACACCTGAACCTGGTGTAGGATCTGTTCCCTCTGTTCTACTAGCATCATTTCCTCTAGTAACAGTAGATGTATAAAGTCTAACCCAAGCAGGATGATTTACTGCTATTTTAAGCAAATGATATCCTTTGAATGCATTAGTTATATCCAAATCACCTGAAGCAGCAGCATTAAGAGAAGCAGTGGTAGCACTCTTTGTAGTTCTGGATTGTAGTGATCCTCCACCACCAGCAATGGTGATTGTTTTTGTTGCTCCTGTTCCCGATGCTACAACACCAGATCCAACAAAATTAAGTGTTGTTGCTAAAGTTGATAACGCAGAACCTTCATCTTGAACTGTTATTCCAGATCCACCACCACTAGCATTAATAGTGACCGCACCAGTAGCACCAGATACCGTTACATTACTTCCTGCTACTATTGATGTTACAATTCCTGTTATATTTGTACCATTAATTGCTGCTGCTGTTCCAGTTAATTTGGATGCATTAAGAGAAGTTATTCTACCAGCAGGAACTGTGCCGCTATTTAAATTACTTGCATTTAAATTACCATTAAATGAAGTAGCAGTTACAACTCCAGCAGCACTTATATTATTAAAGAAAGATGTTCCTGTAGTGCTAATACCTGCAATACTTCCACCACCACCTCCACCACTAGCATTAATAGTGACTACACCAGTAGCACCAGATATCGTTACATTATTTCCTGCAACTATAGAAGTTACAATTCCTGCTAGTAAATTAGTTCCATCACCTAAAAGATCATAAACCTCAGTAAAGTTAGAATTAATTGCATTTGCACCTGCAAGCAATGTGCTACCATCTCCCGCATTTGGTGCTGACCCCGTGTTTATCCCTACTTTAGCCATTATTGATAGTTTAAGTTTGAAATATTTAGAAGATTACTAAACATCATAATTTTTAAAACTCAATCTATTAGTTCTGGTTACTAGAGGTCCAGTATTAATTCCAAGAACTCCATTTTGACCTTCAAATGTATATGTGTTAGTTTTACTTCTTCCCTTGACATCTATTCTACCCCAACTAAATTCGCCTAAGAATGGTCTATTGATAAATGGACCAGTGTAACCTATTGATACATCAGAACCTCCACCAATATCAGAATTTTGATTATCAAAGCTATAATTTGTAGAATCAAAATATATCGATGATGACGAGAAGTTAAATGTAGATATTCCACTTATTCTAGTCTCAACTCTAACAACACTTGTTAAAGCAGTTCCAACAGTAGATATTCCTATGTGAGTATTTGCAACACTAACGATAGATGCAGAATCTACTTGATAAACATTATCAAAGAAAGACTTACCTGTTGCAACTATAGTATTATCTAAACTTCTAGAGATTATAGAGGTTTGTGCAAATCCAATATTTGAATTATTGATTACAAAGTAATCACCAATACTGATGCCACTTAATGTTGTTGCTGTACCTACAATATCAGAGTCTCTTAAGAAAGAGTTTTGAGGAATATAGAAATCAAATATTAGTTTATCAATATTTGATGAAACAGTAGTTCCAAATCCAACAACTGTTCCAGAGTCCCCATTATAGGAAGATACTGTGTTTGTTTCGGTAATTAATGTAGGAGGATCGATAAGAACCTGTGGAGCAGATGTATATCCTGTTCCTCCATAAGTTACCGATATTGAAGTTACTTGACCATTAGAAATAGCAGCAGTTGCTGTTGCTGTTGATCCTATTCCAGTAGGTGTTTGTATAGAAACATTAGGAACACTTACATATCCAGAACCTGAACTTACTACGCTAATTGAAGTAACAGAACCACTTGATATAGTAGCAGATGAAATTGTTCCAATCTTGTCTTGTTGAGATGTTATCGTTACTTTGTCTTGTACGCTCTCTCTAACACTAGCACTAGCATTTTCATTTACTGGATTAAAGAATGGTCTAATATTATCAACAAAGAAGGAAGTTGACCCTATACCAACTGATTTTAATATTACAGTTGCTGGATGTATATTTGGTTCATAAAACTCTCTATCCTTACCTATTTCAACATCATTAATAATTCTATCTTCTGTTTGTCTACAAAGTTTCACAGGACGTATTAAAGTTTCATCTTCAGTATTACCTGGTCCAAAGTATGGATTGGTGGATACAATATCTGTTGAATCAATTCTGGTAACAATTCTTTCCTCTTCTTGCACATTTGGTGTTTGTCCAATTGATGCATCAAAATTAATTGTTAAATCATCACCCTTTTTAACTGTTTCAATAACACTTCTTGGTTTTACGTCAATAGCACCACTTCCCTTATAGAATATAACTTTACAAGTATCTCCTACTTTAGGTGCTTCAGTAAATGTAATTATACTTCCTCCTGTAAAGGTATAACCTTTACCTGGAACTTGAAGTACATCATTAACAAATACTAATATAACATCTTGAACATTTATTTTAGAACCTACTGCAGCAATAATAGAAACGATTTCCCCATCTTTTTCTAATTGGAAAGCAACCGTTTCTCCATCAAAGAATTTTTCTGGACTATCTAATGGTTCTAATTGACCTAATGACCAACCATTGAATTCATCACTAAAGATTTCGTCAATTGTTAATTGGAATTCTTTATATGAACTTGTAGTTGGGATTCCTGTTGCACCACCAATAGGCAATGTTAAAATTTCCCCAATACCAAATCCATATCCAGTATTCTGTATATTAAATTCCGTTACACTAGAACCTTGTCCTACAACAACGTCAACAACTGCATCTGAACCTACACCTGAGACTGAATTAGAACTATATTGTAGAGGTATGCCTGTATATGATAATGGATTATCAAAGATAATATCTAATGGTTTTTCAACTTTACCGCATCTAGAATATGTGTGTGCTCTAGTCGAAATTCCTGTATTAACTACAAATTTCTTGTTAGTCAATACTCTAAGAACATTAGTTCCATTGAATGCAGAATCTCTGCCAGTGCCAGAGTTATTAACTGCTCTTGGTGCTATAATAGCTCCCTGTGCAGTTCCTCCAGATGAATAAAATGTAGGTACTGTAGATACGCCTGCATTAACTTCAAATTCAGTAGCACTATTAACTGCAGTAACAGGGGTTCCGCAATACACAGGATCTGTAGTTCTTGGGTAAACATGTGTAGAACTGCCGTTATCTAAACCACACGTAAATGCTAGTCCTGCTAATACAACGTCACTTCTTTGACCTGTTGTAGACAATCCGTGAGCAGCTGCAGTAGTAACTGTCATAATACCAGTTACATTGTTATAAATTGCATTAGTAACATTAACTGAAGTAGCACCACTATAATTACAAGTAAATACTATACCAGATAGTTTAATTTCATCATTTCTTTGCAATCCATGATTTGCTGACGTGGTTACTGTTGTAATACCTGTAGTATTATCATAAAGAACATTAGAAATATTCTTTGGTGCATAGAATACATGATCAGTGGTTATACCAACGGAACTTACATGACCATCCGATATGGTTGCAGTTCCTATTTTAACAATCGATGCCCCTTCAAGACTTTCTCGCTGTATTGATACATTAACAGTTTGTATTCCTGATCGATAACCAGAACCACTATTACCAATAGCAACAGAGGTAATTGTTCCTGCAGCAGATACAATTGCTGTTCCTCCAGCAGCAACTAATGGTTGGTATCCAAATCCTTCAGTAGAACCAACAGAAAGTATAACACCTCCTAGAGGTAAAGATGTAAGATTTGCATCTGTTGTGGAAGATGCTGTTCCAACAAAACTAATAGATGTAATACCTGCATTTTCGCTTAAACTATATGATTGAATAGGATTTTGGAATACATCATTAACTAAGATTACAGCATTATCATTTGCTATACCACTGACATTAGAACCTTCAGATTTTAATACAAAATCTTTTTTGATTCCATTAAACTCATGAGATACACTATCAAAAATATAATTTTTTGAATATGTTTCATTAGAACTATTTTCAATACCAGAACGAAGGAATGATCTACCTTGGAAACTAGAACTAGTTGATATACCTGTCCAATCTCTACTATCAGGTGGATTTGTTGATGTGCTTAGTGGTAGATTTCCAAATGGTGCTTCAATAAAATTAAGAACATTTTCTACAATGTTATAATTACCATCAACTTTAGTAACTAAGGATGATGTAGAATGACCTGCTATGGAGGTTCCCATCCAACCTCTACGCACTCTAATATTAGTAGCACTTCCAATACCAACACCTTCAATCTTCATTATCTCACTTCCAATCCTAATTAAATCGCCACCGAAGAATGATGTGATCCCTGTAAATGGAATAATGTCAGAAGTTGTAAATACTTGATTTGCAATAGTTGTTGTTACAGCAGTTGCTACAACTGGTGATTGAATTATATTATCTAAACAAAGAAGAACTTTTGCATTTTGATTTGTTGATACAAATCTATGCGATGTTCCAATACCTACGCTCGTGAGGTCAACTGTTTCTGGGATTGAAAGTAATGCTTTTTGTGCAGTCTCTGCAATTTTTATCTTATTATCATCAACTTTTACTGCAAATACATTAGATGGTAATTTATCAGTTGTACCTATCCCAACAAATCCATTAGTAGCAGAAATACCAATTGCTTGAGTTGTACCTGCACCAGCATGAACATAATTAATTTTTTCACCACTTACAAAGAAGTGATTTGGAATTTCAATTGTATCATTTGCAGTACTAACTACTTGCGAATTAGAAGCATTGAAACTTCTTTCAAATATTGGAAGTCCTGCATGAGTTAAATTAAAAGCACGTTTGATATCTCTATCAGTTCCTGTATATGATCCAGATTCAACTTCAATAGATGAATTGTTTCCAAAATCAACAACATCTTTTTCATCATCTTCAATTCTTAATGCATTCATAAACACCTTAACATTAGTTGCAGTGTTAGGAAGTGGAGTAAATAATAATCGAGTATCATTACCATTTAAATCTGTATGGAATGTTCCTAATCCAGAAAGAGTTAAATTTTCTGTGGTTGTAATAACTGCATACTCATCCGTAGTGTAAGTTTCTGTAGAATCGTTAATTACAATTAATTCTGCTATAGCAGACTCATTATTAGTAGTATCAGTTACTTGAATATTAAAGTAAGCAGAACTATACAAATCATTAGTATCCTGTGTATTAGGATAAGAACCAACAACATTTGCAGTTGGTGATCCTGAAGATGCTATTTGAGTAGATCTACTTGTTAATCTAGCATGTTTCAAATCAATAGTAGAAGCTGCACTTACTGCTTCATTTGAATTAGCAACTACAAGTGCATTAACAACTGCAGTTGTTCCAATTCCAGTATTGGGGTGGAAATTAATATTAAAATTAGAACCACTAATTTCTGCAGAATATGTTCCAAACCCTGTAATATCTACATTGTTTAGAGTGGTTGTCATCTCTCCATATTCAAGAAGTTGAACATCGGTTCCATCATGAACAATATTTAATTCTTCAAATTCAAACTCATCCAGTAATCCAACTTCTTCACTATTAGCAGTAATTTGTAAAACAACTTTAGCTGATGTATAAGTTTTTCCAATTGATACAATAGTTGTAGATGGATTTGATTTTGGAACTAATGTGCTGTGAGAATCTATTAATGTAGTTCCTAATGCAGTTGATCCTACACTCGCAAGATTATCATCTAAGTTATATGATAAAGATACTATATCATAATCGTTGACTGTAGACTTATTTGGGAAGAATAATAATTGTCCATCAGATCCAACAATAGAGAAATCAAATGCTCCCATATCATACTGACTTTCAATTCTTCCATATTGATTAATATATCCAAACGAACCATCATGAATTAAATCGACAATCATCAATTGTCTTTGACCAGTAAACCTTTTATCTCTAACAAAAGTAATATACTTTTTAGCTCTATGATCTATAAGAGGAAATGTATCTACGACACTGAATGGGGTAGAACGTGGATTACTATTAAATGATCCACTCATATCATCTATTGAAAGAACTCTATTTCCAATAGACTCTTCGTAATCAGATAATATTCTACTAGAAAATATTATTTTATCCGAAATAACTCCTGAAGGAGTGTTAATTGAATTTTCTTTTACTAAATCAAAGTCATTAACACAATTTAAATCTACTTGACTAATTAAATCATTTACGATATTTAAGTAAGTAGTCTCTGTATTTAAACCAACTGATATTGGTCTTTCTTGAGTAGATTCAAGTTGGAAATCTGCAAACTTTTTATATCCTAATGTATGGTTTAAAGCACTAACAACATCATCCCAATCACGGAATGCAACTTTAGATTTTAATGAGTATGAGAAGTTTTGATAGTAATCATTATCTTGTATTCTTTGAGTATCATTATTTAAATAACCAGAAGTTGTTTCCCATCCATTTTCTACTTTAGAGAATGAATCTATTTTTAAACTAGCATCATATTGAGATACATCTTTAGCAACACCTTGAGTTTTAGATGATACTCCTTTAATAACTTGATCTTTTTTAAATACATCTTTAGAAGATACTACTAAAGTTTCATTGCTAGGATCCCAAGTTTCTACAATACCTTCAGATAAATCTGCAGTTACTTTTTCCCCTATAAAGTAATCGTTAGTTGATAACTTTATATCAAATAATGGGAAATGTTTTTTAGGTATTACTCTTGCAGCAGTAGAATTTTTTGGATCATAAGTTCCAGGAAACTCTCCGACTAACAAACTATTTGCTAAACTGAAAGTTACTATTCCAATCCCACCAAGATTTGGATCAACTGAGCTTACTGTAAATAACTCATAATCATACTCAGCAGAATTAAATCCTCTTTGAGTAGTACCAATACCAACACTAACATTTTCAATTAATATTTTATCACCAGTTTCAAACGGGAATGAATTTTCTGTACTAAATCCAACAGATAAAGTTAATGTAACATCCTTTGTTGTTGAATTATATCTGACAGTACTGATACCAACTCCATTAGAGTTTTGAGTAGGGATAATTTCAGGAGTAACTTGACTAATACCAGTTGTATTTTTTAAAATAGAAACTTGAGGATCACCTAACTTATAAGTGATATCTATATCAGTTATTTGCTTTTTAGTTTCTCCATCAAATACTAATAATTTAGGAGCAGTCGAATAACCTCTACCAACAGATGAAATTCCAATTGATTCAAATGATGTTAAAGATTTTAAATCTATAATTTGAGGTAAAGCAACCGATGGACTTAATGTTGTATCTGAGGGGAAATTAAATCCAATATTTTTTATTTCTGTTTTCTTAATTACACCTATACTTGTACTTGCAGCACTAACAACTGCATTTTTACCAAAAAATGTCGTAATGGTTGAAATACCAGGTACTACCTTATAATTTCTTCCAGCATCTTTAATACGGAATTTTGAAATTGCACCATATGCAGTTTTTGATGTTGTTGTGTATTTAAGAACAGAAGCAGCATCAGTATATGTATTTCTTTCTGGGAATTGTTTTACGGTATATGTAAATGAACTAGTTGAACCAACGCCAACTGTAACTTTATGTTCTCCATTGTATAAACTACCCTTTACTTGAATTTCATCACTGTTTGGAACTTCTAAATCAATAATTGGATTTTGTTTTGCTAAAGGAGAATCTCCTTCAAATACAGGTTCTAATTTATAGAATAAAGTTTTGGGAATATTGTTATTAACTGTTAAAGAAATTTTTGCATCAGAAGTAATACCAATCGCACCTGTTTGTTTAACTTCAAATGCATCACTATCTTTAGTTTTATTAAATTGCTTAGTTAAATTTCTGTCATTATAGAAATTAAAATTAAACGCAGAGAATGATACTCCTTGATTTACATATCCTAAAGAATTATCTGAAAGATTAAAATCTACTACAGAATCTGCAAATACTTTTATTGGAGGATTTACTGGATTGATAGTTCCTGTTCCAGTATTTTGTAAATTAACAATAATTGGTTTAATTATTGTTGAATTATAATAAGTATCTGATAATTTAATTGTATTTGTATCAATTACAACAACATAATAAATCCTATCATTACTTAAACCTGATATGGGTGTTGCTGCAGTATGAATTACTTTTTGACCAGTAGAATATCCATGATCCAATATTCTTATAGTGTTATTAGGAACATTAATATCCGCATCAGCAAAATCTCTAGGATTTATTATAATTCTTCTATTAAAATCATTATATAAAACATTAAATGTAGCAGCAACCGATGGATTTACATCAATAATTACTTTATCATCTGTAACCAATCCATGAGAACTTCCAGCAGAAACAGTTATTAAATTTCTCGTTACAGTTCCTGTTATTGGTTTGTAATTAGTTTTTAAACTATGAAATACTCCTGTTCCTATTCCAGAAAACGCTAATGTACTAGCACTTGTTTCAACTCCAACAAAACCACCTGTAGTTCCTAAACCAACACGAACGGTTGCTACACCAACTAAGTCGGATGTTATTTTTGCAGCAAATAATGTTTGACTATCAACTAAATCGAATGAAGTAGAACCATTATCAACTTTTAAAGGAGTTCCACCATTAGCAAAATATGTTAATTGATCACCAGTTTCTAATCCATGATTTTTTAAGAAAATAGATTTAGTTGGTATGAATAAACTAGTTACGCCAACACCAGGTCTATTAAAGAATACAGTACTACCAATTCCAACACCAACATCTGTTCCCTGTGCTACTGTTTCGGTAGGATTGAAATAAATTTCTTTATTTCTTTTCGCCTTTGAAGTTGTTTCAATACCAGCATTAATTGTAATAATACGAGGTTTTTTACTTACTACGGTAGTTACCGTATGTTGTATCCCAACAGTTCCCTCTTGACCCCGTAAGGCTCTTACTCTACTAAAACCTTTTTCTACATTTAAAACTTTAATATTTTCATTACCCACTTCAAGAATATCATTTTCCGTAAGATCTTCAAAATTACCAGATAAATTAAAGAAAGTAACTACTCCTGTTGTTGCTACATTTTCTACAGCAATTGTAGTAGTTCCTATACCAGTTAAAGCAAAACTGGATGTAGATATTCCAGCATCATAATCTCCTTCCAATCCAGAAGAAGTTGTAGACAATCCAGATAAAACAACAATTTCTAAGTTATTAAAATTATGAGGACTATCACAAATAACATCCCACTTACCCGTTGAATTGGGATATATTTCAGTATTGTTGATTGCACTTATACCACCACTAACTTGGTTGATAGATTTTCCTAAAATATCAGATACGATTACATTTGCACCAAAACCTTGTTCTGTTTTTTCAAATACTATGGAGTCTCCAACTTGATAAGATTCACCAGATGTTTCGATACCTATTTTTTCTATTACACCAGGTAAAATAGATTTAACATCTATTTTTTGTGATAAATTGTCAGGTACATATGCATAATTATATCTGGTAACTTGATTCTCTATCAAATTATAAGGAGTTGTATTTCTACGGAAAGAAGACTTATCTAAATTAAAGTCTGTTTGATTTGAAAAAATACTAAAGTTAAAATTATTTGGAATAGATTGATATGTATTACCTATTAAATATGGGAATACTGGTCTTTTAAACTTATCAAAAGTCCCTGCGGAATCTGCATTACCTGGTTCAAGAGTAGTAAAGTAAGCATAAGTTCCTTTTGGAAATTCTGGTGTTACACAAAATCTTCCATTGTTTTCATCAAGAACAGACTCATCTTTAACTTTTTTGTAAGAAAAATCATTTACAAAAAATCCTAGAGGGTATATTGAAACTGATGGTCTATTTGGTTGTAACTTTAATGAATATCCAGATTTTAATTGTGAGATAACCCCACCTTGATTTGTAGTATATCCATAAGGTCCATAAATTGGATTGCCATCATACGCCCATCCTATGATAGGAGAATGATTATCCGAAACATTTTCTATTCCATTTATTTTTGTTAAATCAGGTTTTCCAAATAATATTCTACCTGCTTGATCTCTTTGGAATACAGACTCTCTTAATTTCCTTGGAGCATATAAATGAGAATATTGTAATCCTTTATTAGGAGTAAATTTATGTGATAAGAATCCATCATCTTCTGTAAATGTATTGAAATATTTTTCAAATAGATTAACTCTCCATGTTTGAATAATAGGTCTAAATTTAGCACCAACACCAGATGGAGTAATAGTTATTTTTGTATCGTTTTGAGTATATCCAATACCAGATTCAATAACTTTAACAGAAATTAATTTATTATTTTCTATAATGGGTGTTAAAACAGCACCAATACCAGAACCAAAAATATTAATATTTGGCGAAGAATTATATTCATCACCTGAATTCTGAACTAAGACTTCAACAATCTTTCCATCAACTATAATTGGAGAAAGTTGAGCATTTTTACCAGAACTTAATATTATATTAGGTCTTCTATTAAAATTAAGAATTTCAGGATCACCATAGTTTTCTCCATTATCAAATAAATGGATAGATTTTATTTCTCCTCTAATAATAGGTTCAATCTTAGCACCAAAGGTTTCATGGACATCACCACTAAATCCTGCAGTACTAATTCCTATTTGACCAGATATAGAAACATTTATATCTTGATAATTAAAAGTATGTGTTCCAAGTCCAACAGAAGTTAAATTAACATATTGTTTAGTATCATAGAAAAATTGTTTATTTCCAGTATCAATTCCTACTGCAGATAATTTGAAACTATGATCATCAATCTTAGTTACAAAATATTCAGACTTGTCAGATAATCCACCAACAGGAGTTTCTGCTGCTGTATATTTTATTATTTCCCCAGAATTATATCCATGCTCAGAAATTGAAATAATATTAGATGAAGTATTAATTCCTGCAGGAGTAGACGTTACTTTATTATTAGCATAACCAGAACCACTGGATATTATATTAATACTTTCAACAACTGATTTTTTAGAGGTTGTTTTAAAATCATGTCTACCAACACCTAGTGATGTTAATTGAACAGTATTAATCCCAGCTATTGCATCTCTTTCAGTCAAATGCAATTTAACGTTTGTTGTATCAACTACTGATGCAAAATAAACAGCATCAGTTGAGATTCCACCTACAGGTCTTTGTCCTTTTGTTTCATAAATTATTGCTTCAGCATTTCTAAATTTATGGAAAGTACTGAAACCAATAGTGTTATTATCTACAGCACTAGTTGATTGTGAATTAAATGAAACTTGATGTTCAATTAATTTTGTATTTACAGTGGCAACTGCATCTTTACCATTACCACCATTAATTGAAACCACTGGTGTA